CCTCAGGAAGCTCTTTGTCTTTTACAGGGACTGTATCGGGTAGTGTATACACTTACTCAGGAACCGCTTACAGTGAATACAATGACATGGTTATAGCAACTCTTCGTTCAAGAGGTATTTCACTTTATACTAATACCGTAGAAAGCGATAACCATGGACCGATTTATGAGGTAAACGCATTATCGGCAGTTACGTTGGTTTGTACTAATCAATATTCAGGGGTCACTCAATCACCTTATGAAACTTTCTTGATATCTGGTGTAACGAAAGATGCTGACAATTTCTCATTTGAAACTTCAATGTCAGCAGCTTCATCCAAATATATTACAAAAGTTTTGGGTGTAGACAACTTTGGTAAATCTAGAAATGAAGTTCCATTGTTTGTTGAAGAAGTTTATCCAGGAACTTTGAACTACGCTTACAACCAAGGTTATATTAGAGGTTTGAATTGTAACTTAATCGCCTTGGAAGGCGCAAGAAGTCAAAATTCTCAATCAATAGCTTACAATGTTACACAGTATAAAGCACCAAGCACTCCATTCTTAGTTTCAGAATTGAGAGGTAATAAAGTTTATAACTTGTTTAAATTTATTTCTATATCTGACGGAAATGCAGCAAATACTGAAGTGAAAGTTTCCATAACCAATTTGTCATTCAATAATATGACATTCGACGTTTTGGTTAGAAACTTCTTTGACACAGATGCAAACCCTGTTGTAATTGAAAAGTTCACTAATTGTAACATGGATCCTGCGTCCAATAACTTTGTGGCTAAGAAAATTGGTTCGAGTGATGGTGAATACGCTCTGATTTCAAGATATATAATGGTCGAAATGGCTGACGAAGCTCCTGTAGATGCAATCCCTTGTGGATTCAATGGATATACTCAGAGAGAATACTCTTCATTGAGTAACCCATCACCATATCCTGTATTCAAAACAAAATATTACTTCCCTGGTGAAGTTATTTATAACCCTCCATTTGGTGGAGCGGCTAACACTACTGAATCTGCAGGTGATATAGTTAGAAGAAGTTACTTAGGTTTCTCAAGTCAATTTGGAATTGATGAAGCTTTCTTACAATACAAAGGAACTCAAAACCCTTCGAATTGGGTGGCTTCTCCTCTTCCTGTAAACGGTGAGGCTTGGAACGTGTTGAGTAAAGGATTCCACATGGACTCAGGAGCAACTGTTGTTACAATTTCTAACTCTTATCAAACAAGTGGTGAAACTGCATTTGAGTGTGGTGTTGCTAACTTTACTACTGATCCTGAAACTCAAGATAATCCATATTACTTTATATACGCTAGAAAATATACAGTGTGTTTCGCTGGTGGATTTGACGGATGGGATATCTACAGAGAACATAGAACTAATCAAGATAGATTCCAAATAGGTGCTAGTGGATTCTTGGCTGGAGCTTCCGCTTCACAAAGATATCCAAACGCAACTGGTACAGGTTTGTTCAAGAGAATTGTGGTTCAAAACAACACTCAGGATTTTGCAAATACCGATTACTACGCATACTTGTTAGGTATCCTTACATTTGCTAACCCTGAATCTACAAACATAAACGTGTTTGCGACTTCAAGTATAGATTATGTAAACAACTCTAACCTTGTAGAGGAAGCAATTGACATGGTTCAATTCTCAAGAGCTGATTCAGTTTACATTGCAACAACACCTGATTATCAAATGTTTACTCCTGATGCTACTAACTCATTGGATATCATCTATCCACAAGAGGCTGTAGATAACTTGGACAACACAGGTATCGATTCAAACTATACTGCGACTTACTATCCTTGGATTTTGACAAGAGATACTGTCAACAATACCCAAATTTACTTACCACCAACAGGTGAAGTTTGTAGAAACTTGGCGTTGACTGATAACATTGCATTCCCTTGGTTCGCATCAGCGGGTTACACAAGAGGTCTCGTAAACTCAATCAAAGCTAGAGTGAAGTTGACTCAAGAAGATAGAGATACTTTATATCAAGGAAGAATCAACCCTATCGCAACTTTCGCTGACGTAGGAACTGTAATTTGGGGTAACAAAACTCTACAGGTAGCAGACACGGCATTGAACAGATTGAACGTAAGAAGATTACTACTTCAAGCTAGAAAGTTGATATCCGCAGTAGCAGTAAGATTGTTGTTCGAACAAAACGATCAAATCGTAAGACAACAATTCTTGGATAGTGTTAACCCTATCTTGGATTCTATTAGAAGAGACAGAGGTCTTTATGACTTTAGAGTAACAGTTTCTTCTTCACCTGAAGATTTGGATAGAAACACATTAACTGGTAAAATTTACCTAAAACCAACGAAGGCATTGGAATTCATCGACATTGAATTCTTTATCACTCCAACAGGAGCTTCGTTTGAGAATATCTAAAACAAAGAGGGGGGGTTCAATCCCCCCCTTTTTTAGCCAATGAGAAAAGAGTATACAGAAGGGTTTCAATCTGAGAGTACACCAGATATGAAGTATTATGCGTTCGACTGGGACGATAATATTGTTCACATGCCCACTAAAATTATAGTTAAAGATGATAGTGGAAATGAAGTGGGGATGTCTACTGATGACTTTGCGGAATATAGACATATGATAGGAAAAGGACCTTTCGATTACAAAGGATCGACTATTATAGATTACGCTGACGAACCTTTTAGAAATTTTAGATCAGGTGGTGATAAAGATTTTTTGGTTGACGCTATGAAAGCAAAAGTCGGTCCTGCTTTTGATGATTTCAGAGAAGCGATCAATAACGGATCAATATTCGCAATTATTACAGCAAGAGGTCATAATCCTAACACTATTAAAGAAGCAATATATAATTATATTATTTCAGGATTCAATGGTATTGACAAAGAACAACTATTAAAAAATCTAAAAAAATATCGATCTTTCGTAGATGAGGAGGACATGAGTGATGAAGAACTTATAAAGTCTTATTTAGAACTCAACAAGTATAATCCGGTGTCTTTCGGTAATGAAGAGGGGGCGGTCAATCCAGAAGAGGCTAAAGTGGAAGCTATGGAAGAGTTTGTTAGCTACATCAAAGGGATGGCGGCTTTACTCAACAAAAAAATATTCTTAAAGAAGGGAATAAGAAATAAATTTATTCCTAAAGAAGTATCTATTGGTTTTAGTGATGATGATCCTAAAAACATAGAAGTAATGAAAAAACATTTTGAAAATAAACCAGATAATATTGTAAAAACTTATTCTACAGCTGGAGGAGTTAAGCGAGAAGTAAAGTAAGGATACTTGTAGAAAAAAAAAAGTAAAGAGAAAAATTTTTCCACAAGTCTATATTTATGAGTATAAACTAAGAACAAAAAAAATTTTAAAATAATATGGCTGATTTACTAATGAAAATGCCGATACCTTACGAACCAAAACGACAAAACCGTTTTATCTTGAGGTTTCCATCTAGTTTGGGTATAAATGAATGGTTTGTAGAGTCAACCGCAAGACCACAAATAACAATTGGTTCTACAGAAATTCAGTTTTTGAACACATCAACTTACGTAGCAGGACGATTCAACTGGAATCCAATAACGGTTACATTTAGAGATCCGATCGGACCATCAGCAGCACAAGCTTTAATGGAATGGGTTCGTTTACATGCGGAATCTGTTACAGGTAGAATGGGTTATGCTGCGGGTTATAAGAAAGATGTGGACTTGGAAATGTTGGACCCAACCGGAGTTGTTGTAGAAAAGTGGATATTGTACGGAGTTTTCTTAACAGACGTTAACTTCAATCAGTTGTCCTACTCTCAAGACGGTTTAGCAACAATTACTTGCTCTATGAGACCTGATCGTTGTGTGCTAGTATATTAACATCTAAATTCTATTTATTTTTTATAGATAACTTTTACATTTAACCGTAGAGAATAAAACTCTACGGTTATTATTTTATGGACAATCAATCAAGAGAATACGGACAATCCCAATTAACTTTACCACACGACGTGGTTCCTTTACCAAGCCAAGGACTTTTTTATAAAAACAAAAAAAAGGCGATAAAGGTTGGATACTTGACAGCATCTGATGAAAACACAATCATGGCTGGTGGTGCGGACATGACTTCAATACTTT